CGTGGGTTGCGGTTGACGGGAGCCGACAGTGAAGGCGTGGCAGAAGTTCTTGGATTGGTTCGATGCGTGCCTGGATGCGATGTTCTACGGCGCCGAGGGTCCACCCACGCCGCTAGAGCTCGCCGCCTACGAGAACCAGCGCCTCAAAGGCATCAAGCGCACTCGGGAGTTGGAGGCTGAGAACGCCAAGCTCCGAGAGGAGTTGGAGCCGTGATTCCGGTGAGGTTTGTGGTGCGTTGCTCCGACTGCCTAGCGGAGAACTCGAGGCCCAAGTATTGGCGTGAGGCGTGCGCCGATTGCGCTGAGTCGGTGGCTGAATCCCACCGCACTCTAGGTCATTCAGTGACTGTCATGCCCATACGGGAGGCACAGTGAACCCTGATTGCATCTGCGGACATCCCTACCGCGTGCACCTTATGCGCATGACCGGCGAGTGCGTCCACCTCGGCCACGACTGCGGCTGCATGCAATACACCCCTGATGACGGCTCCGATGGGGACACCCGATACCCGGGACCGAGCTGGAAATCAGACCCCTACAACGGCTTCTACCAGCGTCCTGGTGGTTACCGACTAGACGAGGAGACGGCGTGAGCGACGAGTTGGTGTGGCACTGCATCGGTAGGGACAACTGGCGGGCCGCCACTGATTCCGGGACCTATCAGGTGTTCATGGTCACCGACTGGGGATCACCGCGCACTTTCGGCGTCCTCCTCTCGGATGACGGCCTCGAGCGGGAGCTGTATGTGGGTGGCGGGTCTTTGGAGTCGGTGAAGCTGCTGTTGGAGAAGCATCACTCCGCATCCTGTCGGGCGCGGCGGTGGGCGGATTTCATGCGGGACAACGAACCCCCAACCAAGGAGGACCAGTGAACCGTATCCGTGCGTGGATTGACGCGAAGGACCACCGGCCGCTCATCGCGGCGATAGCCATCATCGAACTACCCCTGTTCGTGGCGTTGTGGTTCGTCTGCATCGGGGTCGGTGCGCCGTGGTGGACGATGCCGGTCACCTTGGTCGCAGCGGGTGTTCTCATCGGCTGGGTGTTCCTGGTCATGGCTGCTTTGACGAGGTGGTTCTGGTGACCGACGAAGAGCTGAGAGCGCTAGCTGAAGCTGCCACCCGAGGGCCATGGGAGGAAGGCCGCAGAGTCTTCCATGACGGCCACAGCGTTCAACGCCTAGGGCCCATCGAGGCGTGCTGGTGCAACGACGAAACCGCGGAACTCGATTTCACTCGAGGCCAGGCAGACATCGACTACATCAAAGCCGTCTCACCGGATGTCATCCTGGCGCTTTTGGACCGACTGCGCGACAAAGCCCCTGGTGAGTGCCAGGAATCCGCTGGTCGCACCCTTGGGGAGGCGTTGTGAGCGAACGCCATGCGTGTTTGGCCGGCGGCCGGTGCCGCAACATCACGTTGGTCGACGGGAAGAAAACCCCCGCCATCACGGAAACCCCGGACTCGCTCTGTCGGGCGTGTGAGCGGTCCGTTCAACGATCGGTAGAGTTCCTGCCCCGCGACTACGTTGCACTGTCCCAAGCCGGGGGGGAGAAGGGCCGCGCAGTAGGGCAAAAGATCAGTTTATCCCCAGCCAGGCAGGCACCGGTGAACATTTCGGTGGTGGCGTTCATGCAGGAGATTGCCGAAACCTTGGACCGGGCAGCGGAGATCGTGTCGGAGGGATTGTCCTGCGATCCACCACAGGGCGCTGAAGCGTCCCGGGTGTCAGCGACAGCGTTGATGGTGTCGACGAATATCACGAAGCTTCTGACGACGAATCTGATCGAGGTGTGGGAATGGCAACCCGACACTCACTGCGACGACACCTGCCACCCCGATCGTTGTAGCGAAGCCGACCACCTTCGGTGGGTGGAACGCACCGGTATCCAGTTCGGGATGCGTCTCCGGAAACTCCATACCGCGACCGCGAACGTCATCGGCGTGATCGACAAACTCCTGAAACTGTCCATCGGATGCGCTGATTGCACCGACTATCAGCCGCTCTACCAAAACCCCGACACCGGGGTTGTGCTGTGTAAGGAATGTGGCCGTGATTGGACCTCGGAAACATTCGGCCTTCTCGGCAGGGTTGTTGAGCAACGCAAATTGGAGGAGCAGAAGATGGCGGAAGCGGAATGACCCAAACAACGTGGGTATATCCGGGCGATTCGCTGATGGACATGGTGAAACGCTTGATGATCACGTATCGGCAATCTCTTCTGGATCGGGATCCGGAGGCGTGTGAGCGCATCGATGCTCAAGCCCGATCCAATCCCCGCCTGGCAGCGTTGTTGCCAACATTCGCTGTCTATGACCCCGACGAGTTGGTGAACGACCGGGACGCCGCGCATCTCGCGGAATTGTCACCCATCACCATCCGCAAGTGGGCATCAGAAGGTCTTATTGGCCGCTATACGGGTGAGGACGGCAGCCGCCGGTACAAGCTTGGTGAGATTTACAACGTCAAGCAGCAGAGGCGACACGCGAGGGCTAAACATGCTGGCTGATTGTCGAAACGATTGTTCTGTGGAACACTTCGAGCTAGTACTGCCATGCCTAAATCTGGACTTGGCATGAGCAGATCTGCGTTCGGGTCAGATGCCAACCGCCTAGGTCGGCCCACTGACGTGCTCAACGAACTCGTCCAAGACCCCGTCTTGGAATGCCAGTGGCGCGGATGCCCACTGCCGCAATGGGCAGGCACCCCGGTCTGCTTCGTCCACGCGCTGGTGGTGTCTCAACGACTAGAGACCTGCGCGCCACCCCAAGGGCCCGACGAACCCGCTCCACCTCCGAAGTTCCAGTCATTCGTCTACTACCTGATGCTCGGACCGTCCACGGTCAAGATCGGTACCACACAGTGGCTGCAGGACCGGATTAGGCAACTCCGAACCGAGATGCAATACATCGTTGCCCTGGAATTGGGCGACCGACTCGTTGAGCGCGAACGGCATCTACAGTTCGCCGACGAGCGCCGCAACCGACGTGAGGACTTCTACCTCTCCGACCGGCTCAAAGCGCATATCGAAGCGCTGCAGCCCAACCGAGACGAGCTCCTCGCGCTAGCCGTGGCCCGCGAGCCACTCACCTAAAAATTGCAGCGAGGTGACGTCATGGACTTGACCGCGAAGCTCCTCTATGCCTCTGAGCAGGTGCGTCGGTTGCGTGCAGACCCAAGCCGTGACGCTTCCCGGCTCGTCTACTGGCTGGCGGAACGGGATCACCTCCTCGAGCAACTCTCGGCTCAGATGCGTCAGCGAGTCGAGGCCCTCTGATGGACGACCTGCTACTCCTGGACGCCGAGCTGATCGTGGCGCTCGAGGCAGCTAAGGCCGCGATTGAGCAGCTCTACCAACTCACGGAGGACCCGACATGATCACCATTGGTGTGCTGCTCCTGATCATCGGTGTCGTTGTTGTGGTGGTGTGCGCTGTCGCCCCCGTACCGGCGCCCATCGGAACGCTTGGGTGGGTGGCGTTGGTTCTCGGGGTTGTCCTGGTGCTGTTGGCGTTCCTGCTACCTGCCCTGCCTGCCACGCACGCAGCTTTGCTGCCACTCCTGCCGACCTCGTAGTCACCCGCTCCAGCCCTCAGCCCAAGGGAGAACCGCAAGATGAAGCGCAGCGCCTTCATGAAGCCCGTCGACATCGAAGTGATCGGCGAACACCAGACCCCGCCCGAGGGAATGGGAGAACCATTCTTCCGGGCCCAGAGCATTCGCATCAATGGCACCGAGACGCCGATCAGCCAGGGCACGCAATTCAAGGTTGAGATGACTGGCGGCGGAATGTTCTTGGCGACACTGACCATGGTCGTTGGTTCGGTCTCGATTCAGCCACCCAAGGCCGAATGATGGAGCACCCCGCCGCACCACTCTTGGCCGCTGATCTGGGGAAGCTCCCGCATACCAATGCTCGCGGTGAGCGTGGTGTCATTCACATTCCAGGCTTCTTGTCGACGACTGGTACTAGTCCGGAGCAGGCCGCTGAGGTGGGGTTGTTGGGGTTGGCGATCGCCGAGGCGGTGATCGAGGATCTGACCGTGCACGGCTACCCACCCACGTCGAAGGCTGACATCGACGCGAAGATCCAAGAAGTCAAGGACAAGCAGGCTGTTGGGGAGTTGATGTTGCATTGCAACCGCTGCCTGCGCCCGGTGTTGAAGGTGGATGCTGGCGCGGATGCCCCGAAGTTGCACGTGAAGCTGTCGGTTCAGATGCTGCAGGCACACATGGAGCAATGCCGGTGAGCTCCAAGTCCCGTCGTGGCCCACAAATCCCTCAACGCCCCCAGTTCGGCAACGAGCAGATGCGCCAAGCCATCAACCAACATGTAGGGCAGATGCCACGCGTGCTCAACCGGCAGGAGTGCCTCGAGTTCGCAGCCGGCCTTGTCGCGAACTTGGAGAAGCTACTCAATTCCCGTGAGCAACTCCCGTGGGTGACAGCCTCGATCGACAAACGTCATGACGGGTTCAGCCTGCACGTGCATGTCGTGGAGCCGACCACGGACGTAGACGCCCAGGTGGTGGAGTGACCGGCATCTGCTTCCTGGACACCGAAACGTTGGGCATCCACCCGGATGCCCCGATTTGGGAGTTCGCGGCCATCACCCGCCCATCTCTGTCGAGATCGTCGCAGGGTGAGCGGCGCATGCTGATCACCATTGAGCACGACCCCGGCGATTGGCTCGACACCCTGCCAGCTCAGTTCGTTGCCGACTATCACGCCCGCTACGACGCTTCGGCTTGGCGTGAGCGCGATGCAGCGCAGGCCATCCATGACATCACCAAGGGCGCGCACATCGTGGCCTGCAACCCCGTCTTCGACGACCCCCGCCTCGCCAACCTCCTCCGCCGCAACGGCCTCGAGCCAGCCTGGCACTACCACCCCGATGACATCTCCTCCATGGCCAAGGGTTACCTCGCCGCTAGGGGTGAACTCCCCAAACCCCCGTGGAAGTCCGACCAACTATCACTCGCTTTGGGTGTGGATCCAGCCGACTACGCCCGACACACCGCCATGGGTGACGCACTCTGGTGCAAAGCCCAATACGACGCGGTGATGACGTGACCACATTCGAGGACATCGGCCAACCGTGTGCCGGGTATGAATGTGACGGCCGCCATCCGCTGTGCTGGGACTGTTGCGCAGTGGAGTGGGCCATGAGGGACTGCGAGTGATCCTCGTAGCGGGCCCACCCTGCGGTGGGAAGACCACCTACACCCAGGCACACGCCCACCCCACCGACACGGTGTTGGACTTCGACGACATCACCGAGCAGTTGACCGGTGAACGCTATACGCAAGACCCCAAAGCAATAGCTGAAGCCAACACCCTGTGGCGCCAACAACTACCTTCTGCCGACTGGGTGATCTGGACAGCACCACGCCGCACCCAACGAGCCAGTCTCCGCACCCAATGGAACGCCACGGTCATCGTCGTCATGGCCAGCCTCGACGAATGCCTACACCGTGCCACCCAAGCCAGGCCCCCCGAGTGGCAGACCCTGATCCACAACTGGTTCACCCTCTGGGAACCATCCAGATCAGGACACGAACAGATCATCGACACACAGAGCGGAGAACCCATGACCGCCATCAACCCATGGTCAACCCGCGCAGGCCGCCAACTCCGAGCCCGAGTCATCCAAGAGGAACCCACCTGCCAACTCCAAATCCCAGGAGTATGCACCGGGATAAGCGACACCGCAGACCACATCATCCCCAGGTCACAACGACCAGAACTCACACTCGTCCGATCCAACCTGCAAGGCGCATGCCTAGCCTGCAACATGAAACGCAGCAACAACCCCATCGACGCCATGCGCCCAGCCCCAGCACTCAATTACTTCACCAAAACTGTTGGCGCACACCATGATTGACACACACGCGCATCACGAAAAGCGTTGCAACACAACACCATGCAGCATTACACATTCCCGTTTTTTTGTAACGCGTCTAGCGCGGACACATCTGGCTCCGCTGATCTATCTACCTCGTTTTTTTCCACACCAATCCCACTGTGGCGTAAGCGTTTTCGGCGTTGCCCCACGCGTGAAAGTTGTTACGGCACAACGCATTTCAGGCATCAGTCGTGGGTACGCGTAACCCCCATATCCGCGCGGTACCGGATGATCCAACCCCGCCGAAGCCGACAGTAAAGCGGCGGTCGAAGTCGGTCGATGTGGCGGCAGCGGGTGGTGACCACCTGGAACTGTTGGTGGCGATGCGTGATCGGATCGCGAAGTCCGTGGCCTCGCCAGATTGCCCGCCGCGTGATTTGGCGGCACTGACTCGGCGGTTGCAGGAAATCGCGAAGGACATTGCGGCGTTGAAGCGCCAGGCCGAGCAGGAGGGTGGCGGTTCTGGTGACGTTGACGGCGACGAAGACTGGGACCCGGAAGCTATCTGAGGTCGCCAAGCACCTGATTATCCCTGATGGGATTGTGTCGACGGGCTGGCCTGCGGTTCAGAAGACGTGCAGTGAGAAGTTGGGCGTCGAGTTCGATGAGTGGCAGCGCGGTGCGGGTCGGCTGATCTTGGCCAAGCGTGCTGATGGCACGTTGGCCGTGACGGTCGGTGGCGCGCATATGTCGTTGCCGCGGCAGGTTGGTAAGACGTATCTACTGGCGGGGTTGATCTTCGGACTGTGTGTGAACACGCCGGGATTGTTGGTCATCTGGACTGCTCAGCATCTGAAGACGTCGGGTGAGACGTTCTTGGCGATGCAGGCGTTCGCGGATCGCGCGAAGGTGAAACCGTTCATCGACCAGGTGTTTGTTGGGTCTGGCGATGAGGAGATCCGGTTCACCAACGGCTCGAGGATCTTGTTCGGTGCTCGCGAGCGGGGGTTCGGTCGCGGCATTCCTGGGGTCGACATTCTGGTGATGGATGAGGCGCAGATCCTGTCGGACAAGGCGCTGGAGAACATGGTGGCGACGCTGAATACGTCGTCGGTCGGCTTGCAGCTGTACATCGGGACGCCGCCGAAGCCGGATGACATCGAGGCCGGCCGGTCAGAGTACTTCCTGCGGACTCGCCTCGAGGCGCTGTCTGGTGATGCCGAGGATCTTGTGTGGATCGAGTGCGGTGCCGATGACAATGCGGATCCGCGGGACCGTAAGCAGTGGGCGAAGGCGAATGCGTCGTATCCACATCGGACGCCGGAGACGTCGATTCTGCGGTTGGCGAAGAAGTTGACTGCGGATGGGTTTCTGCGTGAGGGGCTGGGCATCTGGCCGTCGGATGACGAAGTTGACGTCATTAGCGTTCGACGGTGGTCGACGGCCCCAGTGTTGGACCGCAATGCAGAACCACCGCGGCGGACGGCGTTGGTGATCGCGGCCAGCCCCAATCGCGGGAAGGCCTGCATCGGGGTGGCAGGTGAGTATGACGGTCGGACGTTGGTGATGGCGCATTCCCTGCCGATGTCTCAGGTCGCTGCGAAGGTCGCCGAGTTGAAGGCGGCACAGGATCTCGTTGAGGTGGCGTTGGCCGGTGCCCCACCGAAGGGGTTGAAGCCGCAGTTGGTCGAGTTGGGGGTTGAGTTCGAGCAGCTCTCCAACACGGAGATGGGTGCAGCGTGTGCCGCGTTTCAGGAAGCGGTGAAGGACGGCACCGTCGTCCACGTTGGGCAGCCCGAGTTGGATTCCGCGGTGGCGAAAGCCCATACGCGGATGGTGGGGCAGTCCGAGCAGTGGGCCGAAGACGTCGAGCCCGCGTTGGTGGCGTGCTCTGGGGCGTTCTACCGATGGGGTTTGCAAGAAGCCCCACTACCGGCGATTTACTGAGGGAGGCGTAGATGTCGTTCTGGACGTGGCTCAATGGCACGACGCCGAACACTGACGGTGAGACGGCGAACGCCAACGGCCCCATCGACTACACGCCCGGCGACCCCAACGGGGTGGAACTCCTCGGCGAGGAAACGTACACCCGCGCGCTGCCGTTCCCCGCACCCACACCGTGGAGTGGGTGGCCGGCTGACTGGTCCACCCCGTCGTGGAATGCGCAAGCTGGGTTGAACAAGCTGATCGACACGGCGTGGAACTGTTTGGACCTGAATTCGCGCGTTCTGTCCTCGATGCCGGTGTATCGGATGCAATCGGGGCAAGTCGTCGATCCTTTGTCGTGGATGACGAACCCGGATCCGACGATTTACACGTCGTGGCAGGAGTTCGCGAAGCAACTGTTCTGGGACTACCAGATGGGCGAAGCGTTCGTGCTTCCCATGGCCACGGGAGCTGACGGGTATCCGCTGCGGTTCCGGGTGGTGCCGCCATGGTTGATGAACGTGGAGATGCGCGGCGGAACCCGGGAGTACAAGCTCGGATTCACCGATGTGACAGAGGATGTTCTGCACATCCGGTATCAGTCGAACACCGCCGATGCGCGCGGCCACGGGCCCTTGGAGGTGGCGGGCGCCCGGATGACGGCTGCGGGGATGCTGCAGCGGTACGCCAACAAGATCGCCGAAACCGGTGGCACACCGATGTACTGGATGGAAGTCGACCGGACCCTCAACCAGTCCGAGGCGGAAGATATGCTCGACCGCTGGCTGGAGTCGAGGATCCGCCGCGCCGGGGAACCGGCCCTCGTCACCGGGAAGGCGACGCTTCACCAGGCCAACTCGATGAGCGCCCGCGACATGACATTGCTGGAGTTGGCCCAGTTCAACGAATCCCGCATCGCAGTCGCACTGGGTGTCCCACCGTTCCTGGCCGGCCTGCCCAGTGGCGGGGATTCCATGACGTATTCGAACGTG